CCTCTCGGACGCTGTATGTTTGCTCAACTATGTAAACTTGTTTATCCAAGTTCATGGACGCGCTTGATTGCCCGTCAAATTTGATGCTTTGCACCTCCACGCCGGAATATGTGCCGGAGATACGATCTAATGCTGTGCGCACTGCGCCTGCTATGTCTTGCGCCGCTGTATAGGTATTTGCGTAAATCATTACCGCCAATTGTACCACATCCAAGCCTGATACGCCGTCTTTGGTGTCCGTAGGTAGTGTATTTTCAACAGCGTACACGACAAAAGGGTACACTGCATCCACAGTGGCAATGTCTGGGTAGATTCGGATGCTTACGAGCGTCGTTACCGGCGCTGCGTTGCTCAAAAGGTAGTATATTGCTTTTCCCGTCATACCGCAAATCGTACTGTTAAGGTATCTGTCTCCACAAGGCTAAAGCCGGTCAAAACAATGTCGGCCCCGTCTATGGTGTATTCTTGTAGTTCTTGCCCGTTGAGCGTTACCCAAACTTGTGCCTTGTTGGTAGGCAAGTTGCCGCCGTAAACCGTTACGGTCACGGTGTCCGAGGTGCTGCCGGTAAACGATTGTAAGTACATCAAATCACCGATTGCACCTTCACTGCCCGGCGCTACATATTCGCCCTGTGCATACTGTTTGCATTGTAATTGGATGTACTGCTTTGTTTCATCACGGCCAATACCTTCAATGTCGTAAAGGCGTGAACGCCAATACACGCGCATGGCTTCGTGCACCTCGTTATTATCCCGCAAGGTAAATTCTATGGCCTGCATTACCATTTCTTGCCCGGCAGCTTCATCCTCTTTTGAACGAAGTGGGAAGTATTTAACTGCCGTCCAGTAAGTGCCAAGTAATTGCCACGCTGGGACACGTTCGCCGTATCCATTGACGGTAGTTGTCGAAAAATGCACCTCGCAGCGTTCATTCATGCGCCCGATGCGCTCTTTCTTTTCGTGCCTCATTGAAACAGCCATACCCGATACCCGCAGGATTGTAGTAAGTATTCCGCCGCCGTTGGGAGGCGCTTTACATAGTCCGTCCGGTTGTCGTACATATCGGCAATGGTCAGCATGAGCGCTTGTTTGATCGCAGCAGGCACGGCGCTAGCCGCGTCATATCCTGCCGTAAAAATGGCGCTTGCCGCGTTCGGTGCTTCATACGTTGCAGGCCATGATTGGCCATAGGCGCGGTAAATGCGTGACGGTGTTCTGATGTTGTCAATACCGTACACGCTTGCGCTCAATGTCTGTTGTGTACCTCCGGTGTCAAGGTATGTAATAGCTGAAACGGAACGAAGCGGCGAAAGCGCCAAATCCATTTCCTTTCCAAACTCACCCCATACCTGTACAGCGGTTTGAGGGAGTAACGCAAGGGCGCAATGATTTTCCACCCATTGCCGCGCAGCGGTAATGAGCGTACCAATGAGCGTATCATCGGCGGAGCTATCCACTTTTAGATAATTCTTTACCTCTGAAACACTCAGTGGTTCACTGGCTGGCCCTTGCGTTACTTTGTACGTCATCGTTTTTTCCTTTTTTGCCTGTTGGCTGCCGGTTTGGAGCTTGCCGTTTCATACATGGGTACTTGCGTAACGTTTGCATAAAACGCAAGGTCAGCGGCTACCATTCGGGCTGCTTCGGCCTCTGTTGTCGTCAAGGCATGGCCTGCCGGGAACGTGCCAGCGCTCCCGGACAGACTTACCTTTAATATTACAGTAGCTTCGGGCATTTATGCGGTTTTCATCCGTTTGATTGCGCCCACCGGAATCAACTTACCGTCGTACCGGCCAAAGGCGTAGAAACCTACGGAGAAGTTGTTCAAATACAGCTCATCGGTGCGCACAAAGGTTGTACCCAATACCTCACGCATCAGGTAGTAAGACCAGTCACCAAAAGCCATGATGCTCTTGTTGGTGGCGATGCTTTCAAAATCCTGATTGATGATGTACCGGTAGCCCCACAGCGTTGCCGGTTCCCCATCGCGCATGGAGGGCAACCATAGCGGCGTGCTGTCTGAACTGCCCAACGTCAATTTCTTGACATAAGCCAATGTGCTGTCATTGAGCATAAAGGCCACGTTCGGGCCTGTGCGATATGCCGGGTCAACGGAATGCACCAAGTCGAGAATTTCCGAGGCCGTCAGCGCCGTGGCACTTGCCGTCGTTTTGCCGGTAGGTGCGCCGTTGGAGGCCGCGAGGATGCCCGTAGGTTTTGCACTGCCGTCGCCGGTAGTGAATGCCGTATTGAGGGCGCGGCCCATGCGGGTAGCCAGCATGGTGTTAATTTCGCCTGCTGCGTTCACAGCGTCATCCTGCAACCATTCGCGGGAAACAATCACTGCAGAACGGTAGGTATAGCTACCTAAGCTGATGCGGCTGAACGTCACGTCCTGCACCGTCGTTGCGCTTGCCTCTGCCGTCAACAGGGCCGCCGTGCTGGTATCATCCACATAGGGCTGGTTCCATGTTCCACCGCCGGAAGTGCGCACAAGGCGTGCGGCCTGCATCATACCGCCGTAAACCTTCATCGTTTGGATGAACTCAGGCGAGAGGTCGGTAGGTACAACGTACCCGCCATAAATACCGCCAGTGGTTTCGGTGGTGATGGTGGAAGTACCCCGGTGTTCGCCGGTGTTCAGGATGTTGGCCGCCTCTTGGCTCATGTGCTTGTCGCCCCGGCGAATCCAGTGGTCAAATGCCGAACGATACGACATTTCAACTTTGGGGATTTCGGGAATGATCAAACCGCTTGCGCGCTGTTCGTTCTCCATCCCGGAGATGATAGAACGGGTGTCAATGGCGCGTTGCAGTTCTTCCTGCCTGTCGTGCATTTTCAGGAAGTTGGCGTTTTCCTCTCCGTTGAGGTCGCGGCCTTCCGATTTCGCACGCGTTACCATGTCGCGCATTTGTTCCCGGAGATTCAGGTACTCGTGGCGCAAATCATTCAATGGTGTCATTGCGTTTGTTTTTTTGGTTAAATAATCAATGCCTCTGCCGCGTCACGGAGAGGGGTTTTTTCGTTTTGTGCCGGTGCTGGTGTGCTGTGTTCTGCTTTCCATTGCTCCAATGATCGGAGCGCAACTTGTGTATCGGGGTAGGCCGGATAAGTCACGGGCGAAACATCAAAAAGGCGTTTCACTTTCTTAATCTTGCGCACGGGCATACCTTCGCGCTCCTCCCATGCCTGTTCGTCAATGGTAAAGCCGAAAGAGGACTGCGACACGTCGCCACGACGCAAAAGCTCGCGCAAATCGCGCCCGGCGTTGGTGTCAGGAAGTTCAAATTCATATTTCAGGCCGCGAGCGTCGGTAGTCAGGCGCAAAGTGCCGGAACTGGTGCGCGCGAGCAGCATATTAGGGTCGTGGTTAAACAGGGCGCGCACGTCACTCACGTCGGCGGCGTCAAAAGCACCAGGCTCTATTTCCTCCACAAAGCCGAACATTTCTTCGCTCCGGCTATTGTACAGGGCGGCGTAACCGGCAACGGTATTACCTTGCCCGTCCACTTGCATTTCACTGCGGTAAGTTCTCGTTTCCTTCTCCATTGTTGTTATCAGTTTGAGGCACGCCCACTGGCTGTTGTGGATCTGCCGGGTTGCTCATATTCATAGGCACAAAATACTCCTGGCCTGTGCCGTCGGCTATTGGGTTGTACCCTTCGCGCTCCCTTACCTCATCCCTGTTCAGGATGCCCCATTTCATCATTGATTCTACCCACTTTGAACGGCTGTCGAGGTCGCTCATTTGGAGGTCTGAAATATCAAACTCCACTTGGAAAGTCACCTGTTCGTCAACCGGGAACAGCTTGATGTTTAACTCGTTTTCGATGCGCTTGCACCACGGGCGTATAGTATGGGTAATAAACAGCAGAGAGAGGTGTTCAATGTTGCTGAACGTCGCCCTGTCCAAATCTTCCAACATAAATTGAGGTACGCCGAAGATTCGGGCAATGTCGGAAACGGTTAGCTTTTTGGTATCGGCAGCGCCCGCCTGTTGTGGGCTTAATCCGATGGCGGCGTAATCCATACCCTCCTCTAAGATCGCTACCTTTGCGGCGTTTTTGCTGCCTGAATAGGTATTCTCCCAGCTACCTCGTAGGCGCGTCATTGCGTCGTTGTTGAGCCTGCCGGGGTGTTTGAGGATGCCCGCAAGGGTTGCACCCTCACTGAAAAACTTAGTAAGGTATTCCTGATTTGCAAGGGCAAGGCCGAAGTTATCTGCCAGCATACGAATGACTTGCAGGCCGGTCATACCGTTCCATGAAAGCCCTTTGATGTGTACCATGTTGGCCGGGCGTACCTCGTACATCCGAGCGCCGGGTGTTGTGGTGTCCTGTGCTATCTCATAGTAAAATGTGCCGGTGTCCTTTACTTTGAGCGTCACGCGCTCCGGCGGTAGTATGGTATAATTCTTTGGGTATCCCGTCACGCGCTCCCGGCTCAACTCAACGTAGGCATTGCCATACAAAAGGGCGTGCGTGATGAGCGTTTGGAAAAAGTCGAACTTGGTGTAAAGGATAGATGGTTGAAACGACATTTGCCGGTAAACCGGATGTGTCAACGCCTTCGCTTTGCGCACTCCCGCCGGGGTGTTTTCGATGCGCACCACGCTAACAGGCAGCGATGCCACGCCGTTTGCTATCACATTGATAGCCCGCCAAACGGTAGAAAGCCCCAAAACGGTGTCTGCGTTGATTGTTTGGCCTGACTTGTTGGGAACGGTAAAAATGCGGGATAAGAGTAAGTCATCCACGGCAGCACCGGACAAAAGCCGTTTTTCTGCAATAGCTTGCTGATTCGCTGCCGTTTCAGGTATGCGAACCCCAAAAAACCGCAATATGCCGTCAAAAATAGCCAAATTATGCCCTGTTTATTAGGGCGAAATTGGGGTTTTTATGGGTCTAAAATTGCAAACTTGGTTAACATAAAAAAGCCCGGCGAACACTTCACAAACGCCGGGCTTACATTTAAAACCAAATAAGTATGAAAAGATGGCAAAACTCTATTCTAACAGCCGAATGAGCGCCCGATGTGGAGCGCGCGCCCTGAATGATTCATAGCTGTTGTACCTGTGGGGCAATCCAAACCGCTCGCGCTCATCCTCCAGCGCCTCAAACGCTTCGCGGTGATTGAATGCACTTGCCTGCACAAACTCCCAGAACCGCCGGGCGTACCCTTCCGGCTCCAAAGTGCGCAAGACATAAACAGGTATTTCCGTTCCGTGATCCATAGTACAAAATTAAAGAAATTTCAGGTCTTTTTCATTGTAGGCGCTGTAATTATTTTTTGCCAGCCAGTTGAGGTAAGCCGCAAAACACATAGCCAGCACCACCAAACCGTCTATCTTTTCGCTGCTTTTGTCTTTATCGAACTTCACAAGGCCGTTTGAGTATTTGATTACCGCGTTACCCACCATCCAACGCAAAACGGGGTCGCCACCGTGTACCAATTGATCTGATGATAAAAGCGCCTCTATCATTCGTATCGGCTCATTGAAAACCGTGACCGTTTGCGCACAAGGCAGCACGTTTGCCCCTTCATCCCTTAGTTCTATTGCCAGCTTATCAGATTGCCAACGGTCATAATACACGCTTTCAATCTGGTACAATTCAGCATCTTCCAGAATGTCGGCCTTTACCCGGTCTTGATCTGTTACGTCGCCGGGTGTTAAGGTCACGTTTCCGGCCTTAGCCCAATCAAGGTACGGGACCTGGTCCCGCCGTGCCCGAACGCGCGCACCCTCATCCGGGATATAATACCGGCACACGAACACAAAGTCGCCCCCGTCGTCATCAGGTGGAAACAATAGGCCATAGGCCGTAAGGTCACGAGAGGCCGAAAGGTCAAACGATGCAAAACACATCCGCCCGCGCAAAGTGTCCCTGTTGATGCCCCGCGCCCCGCGCTGCCAAACGTTATCACTAATCCAAGTCTTTTCCTGCCGTACCCAAATGTTCATATTCTTGGTAAAGAAATTGACCTGTGCTGAAACGCCCTCATTGATCGCGTCCGTGTACATAGATTGCAGGCCGCGCAATGTGGGCGCAATGCCGAGGCCGGGGTTTGCTTTTTCCCAAAAGTGCATATCTATTTCCTCCACAGGCTTGCCCCAATCAGCTTTCAACTTATCCTCGTCCTCCAAATCCATCGCAAAGATCAAAGACATGGCCCCATCGTCTTGTACTTTGCCCTCCAACAGGTTTTTATGTTTGTTTTCCAGTCGCGCCAATTCTCCCAGCGGATTAAAACCCCGCGTTGTGGTGTACAACAGTAGGGGTTGCCGCCGGCCTACCATGCCCGAACGCAGGTTCTTGGGTATGTCGTCATTCTTTGCCCCGTGAAACTCATCCACGCCCGCGAGGTGAGGGTTTACGCCGTCGAGTGTGCTGTTCTCCGATGCAATGGCCCGGAAGTAGCTACCGGAGGCCGTGTTGATGATGCGCTTGTTGTTCACACTGTCAAATACCTTACATAGTTGGGCAAAGTGTGGATCATCGGCGCACAGTTGGCGGGCAATTTCCGCCCCCGCATCAAAGGAAAACCGGGCCTGATCTGCGCTATTGGCTGCGCTGTACACTTCAGCCCCCGGCTCAAAGTCAAAAAACGTCATGTAAATAGCAATCGCGCCCATCAGCTCAGACTTGCCGTTCTTTTTGGCAATGCACAACAGCGCCTCCCGTGTTACCCTCAGCCCGTCGTCTTTGTGTTTTAGCCCAAATATCCACGCCAAAAAAAAAGATTGCCACGGTAGCAAATTGAACGGCACACCTTTAAAGCTGCCTTTTGTGTGTTTGAACATCCTGAAAATGGTATGCACCCGCTCCACGCCCTTCACATCAAAATAGTATTCAGGCTTTTCTCTCAAACGCAAAAAGCGCTCAACAGATAACCGTTCCAGATTACCCGTTAAGCGCTTGCTGCTCGTTACGTCGTCAATATATTGCTCCCAGAGGCGCGCCATAGGCTATGCCTGTTTTTGCATCAGGGCAAGGAGTGGGGATTTGAATACCTCGCCTTCTTCCTTCGTTAGTGGTGTTCCGGGCTTGCCGTAAAGCCTATTTAAAAGCTCATTGGCCGTCGTCAAGTTCTTGCGTTCAATGTCGCCGCGAATAGCCGTTGCAATCAGCACCATAAAAACGGGGGTTTCTTTATCTGTTGCAATTGCTTTTAATTGATCTAAGGAAAGCTCCAGCAGGCTTTCAACGATTTGCATTTTGTCTGCCTTCGTCAATTGCACGTCAAATTTACGGCCTATCAAAGTCTCCAGCCTGTTGATGACTTTTTTAGGCCGCCCATTAGGGTTACCTGTTTGCCCCTTTTTGAATTTGTGCGGTTCTATGTTCTCCGGTTTCGGCATAATCGCTGTTTTGTCGCTGTTTATACTACTTCTTTCGTACTTACAAATTAGAGCGGCATGGTCGAATCGAACGCCCCCTCCGGCTGGTCTGCCGGTTGCTCTCCCTTGTGAGCTAATGCCGCATTTTTAGGATATGGTTTTGCCATAGCCTTACACATTGGAATCAATCTCTTATCAATTGGGTAAATGTATTTGTATTTTGGCAAAGTAAAAATCCTTTCCCCGACATTTAGCCCCATTGCCTTCATTTTTGTAACTGAATTTGTACCATACAAAGATGTTAACGTTCGGCGGTGTTGTCGTTTCCCATTTACCATTATATTGGTATCTGCCGAACTGCCAACATAATACCAATTTCCTGCCTGATATATTCCTCCAATGTGGCCCTGCTCGCTATCAGCATAAGAAACAACTAACTGCACCAAAGGTGCATCTTTTTTTAAAAGCCTTAAAGCTATTGCAACGGCTTTTGTAGTTGATACTTGTTTTCCATTTAATGCAACCCTTACCAATTCAATGCACTGTCCATTTGTTAGTCTAAATGGTTTCCCAATGTTGTTTGTTGCTCCAAGTCCAAAGCATACTACACCACAAAAAATACTTTCACTATCAAAAACAGAATAAGCAATCGAAACAGAAGGCACTGATTTTGAATAATGCCAGTTTTTAACAGCATACTTTACTGCCTTCGCTGATGCTTTTTCAAGTCTCATATTTCTCCTGCACTAACTGAAAAATAAGCCCCTTTGTACTTTCTGTCAATCAGTTCTTGGATGTCTATTTCTGCTGCCTGTAATTGCTCTGGGCTTTCAAATGTGATCTTCAACGTTGGCGGCTTGTTCTTTTCTTCTCCGATCAATTCATCTGCTTCCGGTTCAATAGCCCATCCCGGCAACTCCAATCCCCAATCCGTCAACTCGTCCGCGTCCCACTCATTCGCCAACACATCCCAATCGTTCTCACCAAAGCCCACATTATCCACGATGATAAACCGGCGCTGCTCATCCTCGGTCAATTCATCGGCGCGGCGCACCCAGTCGTCCGGTATTTCTTTGTAGCCCAACTCCTTCAACGCCCGCAGGCGCATATTGCCGCCAAGCGCCACGTTATTGCCGTCAATGACAATCGGGCGCAAAGCAAGCATCTTAGGGAACTGCTCAATACTTTGTTTGAGCTTCGCAAAGCGAGCATCTCGGATGATGCGCGGGTTGTTCGGATTTGGTTTAATGTCAGATAGCTTCATGCC